CCCGCTGGTCTGGATATTCACTCGGGTATTATTTAGTTAGAAAATATCTTAAGAAAACTGGTAAGAAAATTGAAGACGCTTTTGCCGATAAATATGCAGACTTTAAAGCAGTAGTACTGTAGAAGAAAAAGCACGGAGAGTTTCGTGCTTTTTTGTTGGAATTTCAATGATATAATGGGTGTTAACACCAGGTATGAAGGTAGTTGGAGTTAAGGAGGTAAATTATATGTCAAGCAAAGAAGTTTTTAGCTAAAAAGCTTGTCTACCGAAAGTATTGCTAGTATTATAGACGTTCTTGAAAAGTTAAAGGTAGACGAACTGTCCGAAGCTCAAGCATTTCCGGGGAAGGCCGGGAAAACAATTGAAGTTCAGGATGCTTCTGGACATAAGTACTATATTGGTCTGAGCGAATATGGCTTTGTTGAAATCGTTAGAAGCGAATCACCTACGGGGAAAATAGTATATATGCCGCTGGATGACTAAGATATATAACCAAAAGCTCTAGTATTCTTTCTTTATTCTTATCTCGTCCACTCTTGCCGTGCCACGGAAGTTCCTGCTGTCTAGATAAAACTCACTGGGTTACTATTCGTTCTTCATACGAAAGTTGTGTATACTTTTAATGAGACATCCTTTCTCTTGTTTAGATTTTGTGTACAAACCTAATTTTAACAAGATTGAAGAATTGATGTCTCTTTTTTGTTACGAAGTGTTGCACTTGAGATTTTAACTTAGGCAGTAACTTGTAATTTTACGATGGATGTACTATGTAATATATAACTTGTGAATAAATGGAGTATTATAATTATGCAAATGAGCGAAAGTAGATTAGGTGAAGTTATCTCAAAATTTCAAATGCCACAAGATCGATATTTAATAGAACAGGAAGGCTCATTTGGAAGAGGTGAGTTTTTCAGGGTTATTAAAAATCAGACGACCCACCAAAAGTATCTACTGATGAATACTTACTCGCACCATGGTGTCGAGTCTGAGGTTGAATTTTATCGTGAACAGGGGTTTGATAATTTAGAGGCCATTCCAAGGAGAATTGAAACTTTGGAAATCCCAAGTGATGCGGAAGATGAAATCTCTAAATATCTTTTTGGATTTTATTCTATATTTGAAATTAAGTCATAAAAAAGAGGAGTATAAAATATTCCTCAATAAAACGGTTTTTCAAGAATCATGGACATATGCTTTTATCCCAGATAATTGGCTCGTCACTATTTGGCGGCCTCAACATCACAATATTCCCAGTTGAATTCTGAATGATCGCATGGCCGTGTCCAGGTCCATCTGGTACTTCGTTGGCACCACCGAATAAGTAATCGGTAAATTGGTGAGGCTTCTTTTTATTCGGGTATTTCTTAGCGGGATACCCCATAAAAGTAAGACCAACTTCGATTTTTTCTGGTGGTATAACCTTAACGCTCGAGCCAATATGTCCTTCATATCCACCCAAATCGATGGTGACATGCCAGAACCCATTTTGTGGAATAATAGCATAGTACGGGCTACGAGTAATATATCCACCTAGATACATGAACGAAGTGCCCCTCAGGTACAAGCACAGAAACAACAAGTCTAAATCTTTTGCTGTAAAAGTGCCTAAACCACGAGGTTTACGGTCATGTTATAGAATATTTTTACAATTTGTCAATACAACTTATGAAAAAGCCCCGCCGAAGCGAGAGCTTTAATCAAGGTACATAGGTTGAGTTACAGGTTGTTTATTTTTTCGGTCACCTCTTCTATTGAATGACGGCCAAAATTGCGTAATTTCGTCAAATCGGCATTCCTAACTTCTCCAATCGTATTGATGCCGGCGCGTTTTAGAGACCTATAAGTGCGATTAGACAAGTTGAGTACTTCAATTGGACCGTCAACAGGTTGTGTCTTCCCGTATTTTTGTTCGTAATACTCGATAGCTGTCTTTGCAACAGATAACTCTCTTACTGCTACCAATAAACGCGACTGAAGTTCTGACCTACTCACCATCAGTAATCCCAATTGGCGTTTTATACCCGGACGCTTTAGTTTCCTTTCTGCTTTTCCCAAAATCTGCTTAATGCGTTCTCTGGTAAAGTGGTATTTCTGACCAATTTCTTCAAGAGACATGCGCTCGCAGCCCAATCCGTAGTAGAGCTTCAAAATTGCGTTCTCCCTCTCGAATAAACCTGAAAAAAGAAGATCATAAAGGCAGTCTTTCTGCTCATCCGACATCGGGTTTTTCCAAAACTGTTCGATTAATTCGGAGCGATTTTCATTAACAATAATATTAATCAGAAAATACTCCTCATTAGAAAGCTTCGTGTGTAAACCGTGCTGTTCTAATACCTCTTTGATTTCCTCAGCTTTTTTGGGGCCGATTCCATCTATGCTAGTGAGATTATCAATGCAGGAATAAATTGCAAGTGATTCGAGCGAATCGAACCACGCAGCTGCAAGGATTTTCTCAATTGACGGGTTACCTAAAAGATCAAGACTCATCATGTCTTTTTCCTCCTTCAAAGGTGCTGAATTTTTTAGTTACTTAGATTTAACCTAATATTTATATTATAGCATAAACTTCTTGAAATGTCAATGAATTCATTTGGCTTTTTAGTAAATGCTGGTATTATATTGACTTTTTAGATACTTATGCTATTATATAAGGCGATTCTAATGAAAGTACATTTTAAAAAAGGGGGTAGTAATATGAAACAGACTCTAGAGGATTTTATCGAGGAGTGGAATGCTACGCATCCGTATTTTAAATTTGCTCTGAATGGAGCTCCAACGATTAGGCTATATGTGGAGATGCGCTGTTCAAGGGCAAGATACCAGAAATTCCTCACTGCCGAAAATTGGAGCAAGCTGAGCGATGTAATTGATGCAAAGACTCATGGAAACATGTATCTTATGGACTGCGGGATCGACTATTTCGAACACGGCTGTGTGCACGCAGTAATTAACTCAATAAATCATAATTATGATGAGCGGTTAATTATCGGCGCACTTAGATGGCTCGGTGAACAATTCTTTCCTCAGGACTAAAATCGTACAAAAAATGTTTCTCTGGCTCGCCTTTATGGCGGGCCATTTTTTATGCTATTATTAGAATAACTTAAAAATTGGAGGTGGAATGCTTAACCCAAATTGGTCAAAAACAGAACTCGATCGCGTTGAAGAAACTTTAGCTGAATTAACACCTCAGCCAGAGACTTTTGGTTTTTTAGTTTACCCATTTGAAGATGTGTGGAGCGATATGAAACAGTTAGAGACTTTCAAGCACACTCCAGAATATAAAAGAGGCGAAGAACGGTCGGACGCAAAATTATTAGAAAAAACTTTTACAGATATGGCAGAGCGCGGCGATTGGTTTTCTGAAGATGAGCTTTACGGAGAAGATCCAGATTATTTAGCCTTGATTACTTATCCAACATCAGAAATTGACGATGCCTTTAATCATATTGATCTGATCGGTATGATTAGTAACGAGACGACCGGACATGAGACGGTCTCTTTTGCGGTTGATTTAACCTATAACACTGACAATGAGAAAATGACAAAGAAGTTCCGCTGGAAACATGTGCATGGAAAGAATGCAAATGCACCAGAAGGGATTTCGGAATTTGGCGAAAGTTATACAGATGAAGATTATCAAGGAAAAGAGGTGCAGCGAACGAAACCTTTACCATTGAGATTCAGAGAGGGATTAAAAATTCCAGGTTTTGCCTCGGCAAAATACTACGAAGATCGGGATAACCCCTGGGATCCGAGATATGATAAGGGTCGAATTGATCTGATGCCACGCTTTGTCGTTGGCTATTCGACTGATATTGCTGATACTCTATCTGATGGAAAACCGAACGAGGAATACCGGAAACGATATGGCGATCAGGCTTATGATAAGAGACGCCGAGAATATCGAAATGCTGAGAGATGCGCGAAATGGTGTACTTTATATGAATGTTCTGAGCAGGCTTCGAATATTCGTTATATGCTAGAGAATATGAGCGAAGATGAAACTAAATGGATGCAGCCAAAAGAATTGGAGAAGGCAAAGAAACAAATCGTCGCCATGGCGTGCAATGAACAGACCTGGATAGCCCCTTTCCTGATGTAGCCTCTTGTGTTTCGCTGCTTGGACAGGTGTCAATTTGAGATCGGCTGCAATATCAAAGCGATAGATTACATCTGGGTACTGAAGCTGTAGATATCGAGCAACCTGCTCATAAAGATTATGCTCGGAATTATATTTTGGGATTCGTCTCATTACTCATCTCCAGACTCCATTACATATTTATCCAACACTTCTTGTGGAGCATCTCGAAAGAACCTACCGATGCTTGATATAGTTGGGAAGAATTTTGTTATTTCATCAGGTTTAGATAATTCTGAAAAGTCATACTTGGAAGCATAGTCTAATAATGGGTGCATTCTTAACGCCCTGATTACGAGAGCTACCTGTTCTCTAGATGGTAATGGAACTCCACCATAGAACCTACTCTCTTGAATAATGGTAGGCATGATCCAATCAACTATATTCTGCCCATTTTCCATTTCTTTTTTCTTATGCCCAGTGTGAACCATTATTCCTCCTTTCTAACTCCGCACTTGCCACATTTGCCATTTATTATGTGTGTCATACACCAACAATTTCTACAGAGGCTAATATCGTAGTCTACTACGCTAGTTCTAAATTCTTGATATTCATCCTCTGTATGAGTGCCATTGTAGTATTTCATCGCCTCATCTATCCCCTTATCTTCACATACCATGGCTGTTTTAAGGATAATGGTAGCCTCATTAGCCATTCGCTTAAACGTCGCCTCTCGTATGTCCTCGTGGACAAGCTTTATATCTGATTTAGTCTGGGATAAAATTGCTTCCACTATTTGGTTAATTGTTGATAATTTCATTTAATTGCTTCCACTATTTGGTTAATTGTTGATAATTTCATTTTTTCCTCTCCAACAATTCAGGATTTTCATGAATGTTACCAATAACTTTGCAAAAGTTTGAATGTTCAAAAAGAACGGAACGACCATCAGGAATGTTATCCCAATAGATTACCCATTGTCCATCACTTGCTTGTTTAACCACGCCTTTGAGGTCGCCACTATGTTCAGATACAATATCCCCCTCGTAAATTTCTTTATCATTTTGGTCTTTTATCTCTGTGTGCTGTTCTATAATAAGCTTGTTCCGACTGAGTTCTGGAGTTACGGTATTACCGTAGCCTGAAAATATAGCACCTTTTTGGTTTATATAGAAGTTTCCTAAAGTA